ATTATTTTATGGTTGGGCCATATGATTTGTCTGCAAGCTTAGGTTGTGTTGGTGATTTCAATTCACCTGTATATAAGGCTGCTATAGAAAAGTTAAAATTAAAACTAGGTGATAAACTCGGATATCATTTAGTTAAAGACATTAAAGATCAATTTCAAGCCCACAAAAATTCAAAATTTTTAGCCCTATCAATGGATACTCTCTTTATGATTGACGGAATAAAGAGTATTGAAAATTTTAAATGATCTTAATATCTCATAGAGGTAATTTGACCGGTAAAAATGCTAAATTAGAAAATAAACCTCTTCAAATACAAAAAGTATTAGAGTTAGGCTTTCATTGTGAAATTGACGTTTGGTTTATAAACGGCGAATATTTATTAGGGCATGATGAACCGAAAATTCATGTTAAAGAGTATATGATTGAGCATCCTAATTTGTGGTGTCATGCTAAAAATTTAGAAGCATTACAGGAAATGTTAAAAAATAATAAGATACATTGCTTCTGGCATGAAACAGATCAATATACTATTACCTCTAAGCAATTTATTTGGACATTCCCCGGGAAGTACGCTTCAGATAATTGTATTATCGTAGATAATTCAAAGAATCCATCTAATTATAATTGTAAGGGCGTTTGTTCTGATTATGTACAATTATATAAAACACATCGTTTTTGATTTAGACGGAGTATTAATGGATAGTAGGGATTTACACTATTATGCATTAAACGATGCTCTTCGTACTATTAGTGATTCTTATGTTATAACAAGAGATGAACATCTTTCTTCATACGACGGTAAGTCAACAAAAACCAAACTCTCACTATTAACTGAACATAAACAATTACCTGAAAGTGAATATGATAAAGTCTGGCAATTAAAGCAAACCTTTACCAGACAAAGGCTTCAATCGATTGAAGAGAATTTAGAATTACAACGCTTATTTAAATCTTTAAAAGATAATAATTTAAAAATTTCAATTGCTTCAAACGCTATACGGGAAACTGTATTAACATCTTTAGAAAGAGTAGGTGTATTAAAGTATTGTGATTATGTATTAACTAATGAAGATGTTTTTCTGCCTAAACCTAATGCAGAAATGTATATGAGGTGCATGATCCATACTAAAACAAATCCAGATGAAACGGTAATAGTTGAAGATTCTCACACAGGGAGAAAGGGAGCTATAAGAAGCGGTTCGCATTTATGTCCTGTTACAGGACCAGAAGATGTAACGTTTAATTATATAACAAATTTTATTAAAACAAAAGACAGAGCAATGGAAGAAATAAAACCAAAATGGCTAGGCGGTGATATGAACGTGTTAATTCCTATGGCGGGAGCTGGTACGAGGTTTGAGAAGGCTGGTTATACCTTTCCGAAGCCGTTAGTTGATGTCCTCGGCAAACCAATGATACAGACTGTGGTTGATAACTTAAACATTGAAGCTAATTATATTTTTATTGTACGAAAATCTCATTATGAGGAATATCATTTACGAACTGTACTTAACAATATAGCACCAGGTTGTACAATTGTACAGGTAGAAGGTATTACAGAAGGTGCAGCATGTACAACTTTATTAGCAAAACAATATATTAACAATGATAAGCCATTAGTTATGGCTAATTCAGATCAATATGTAGAATGGGACAGTAACGAGTTTATGTATTCTATGGTGGGAGATGATGTAGATGGTGGTATTTTAGCTTTTAAGTCTACACACCCTAAATGGAGTTATGCAAAATTAGGAGATAATGGTTTCGTTACAGAAGTTGCTGAGAAGAACCCAATATCTAATATTGCTACAGTTGGTATCTACTATTGGGCCAAAGGTTCTGATTATGTTAAATACACTGAACAAATGATAGAAAAGAATATTAGAACAAATAATGAGTTTTATGTTTGTCCTGTATATAACGAAGCTATAGGAGACGGTAAAAATATTAAAGTTTTTGATGTACCAAAAATGTGGGGACTCGGTACTCCAGAAGATTTGAATAGTTTTATATCTAATTATGAAAGTATGCGCAACAATCCCAATTAAAAGCAATTCTACTAGAGTTAAAGATAAAAATTTTAAACTCTTAGGAGGTAAACCTTTATATGAGTATATTATTGATCATTGTATAAAAGCAGACTGTTTTGATAGTATATATGTTGATACAGATAGTGCAGATATAAAGGCTTATTGCTTTGAGAATAAGGTAAAGTGGATAGAACGTAAGCCAGAGCTTACTTTAGATACTGCAAACGGTAATGATGTGTTTCATTATGATATTGATTTTATAGATGATTATGATTATTATTTTCAATTGTATGCTACAGCACCTTTTCTTAAGCCAGAGACTATTAAAGCATGTGTAAATAAATTAACTCATACTTCTAGATACGATTCTGTTTTAACCGCTACTGAAGAATATGGGTGGTTCTGGCATAAAGACCAGCCAGTTAATTATCAGCCTAATATTTTACCTCGTTCACAAGATGCGACACCAGTAATCAAAGAGACAACCGGTCTATACGGCATATCTAAAAGTGCTTATGATAGGTTTAGGTGTCGTGTAGGTGCCACTCCGTATTTTTATATAATTAACGACAGAGCGGAGTGTATTGATTTAGATACAGCCGCCGATTTTAGTTTAGCCGAGACCATGATATAAGAATATATGGAAATTAATAACACAGATCCGAATATAGTAAGAAAAGCATATGAGTGGTTCGACCAGCATACAAAGTATGGTTCGTCTTTTCATGGACGGGCATTATTACCGTTTGTAAAATCATTAAAAAATGTTAATTCCGTTTTAGATGTCGGAACTGGTCGTGGAGAATTTTGCAATTGGGCTATTGACAATTTATGCCAAGACGTTACAGGTTCGGATTTTGCTATTAACCCAGATCCAAGTTTTTTAAATAAAAATATTAATTTTATTAAAAATTTATCACACGAAATACCGCTACCAGATAACTCTGTTGATCTTGTGGTTTCGTTTGACGTATTAGAACATATAAGACCAGAAGATATACCAGAAACAATAAAAGAATTTTCTAGAGTAGCAAAAAAATATATGCTACATAAAATATCTACTACTCCTGCTAGTGCAAACTCCGAGAATCCGTACCTTCCAAGTATAAAAAATTTACATCTCATACAACAGGGTCGAGGTGTGTGGGAACATATGTTTCGCACAAATGTCGATGCAGATGATTGGAGGATATGGAGACTAGACAGAGCGATTTTTGGCATTAAAAAAGACGCGGAAGATAAAGCAATGCAAGGCGATCTAGATTACCATGCTGGCAAAAGAGCTGAGAGAAAAGCTAGGCGTTCAAAAGCAAAGGAAAAGCGCCTAGATGAATAAGGGATGTTGTGTTACTTCTATTACTGGGAATCGTGAAAAATTAATTGATCCATTTTTTGTTCATGATAATATCGACTATTATGCGTTTGTTGATAAAACATATAGTAATATAAAAGTATGGAATCAAAAAAAGATTTGCGATTTTAGCACTATAGATGATTATTCAAATAGGAGAAATGCAAAAATATATAAAGTTCTACCGCAATTATTTTTACCTGGGTATGATTATTATATATGGTGCGATGCAAACTGTATTTTTAAGCAAAACCCGGTTCAATTAATCGAACAGCACTCTGTTGATGCTATATTTTTTTATCATTATAGATATAATACTATTTCAAATGATATAGAAAAAATAATTAAGCGTAAGAAGGATCATTTAATTAATATAGATAATTATATAGATTTTTTATCTAATTCTAATTATATAGATGACATGCTCTTACAATTTTCTATGTTTATTACTAATACTAGTCATGAAAGTATGTTAATGAGATTAATTTGGTGGGAATTAATATGTAAATTTTCTTCTCGTGATCAAATCTCAGGACCGTACGCTATAAAAAAATCAAAAATTAGCTATCATATAATTAACCAGTCGTTAGGACATGTAACACCATTAAGCAGTGATAATATAGGTATAAAATTTCATACAAGTAAGCATGATTAAAATATGTCATATACGCGGAACGTCGGAATATTGGAAGCATTTAGATCTTCCTAGAATTTCAGGCTGTCCTTCAGAGGAAAATAGAGATTTAATGTATAAATGTTGGAAAGAATATTTTAACATATCGTATCAAGAGTTTAAACTACACATAAGAGAGGCGACTATAAACTATATTAAAGAGTTAAATGAATTCGATGTTATTTTATATAATAATGAAATGTATCGTGAATTTTTAAAAACCAATAAAATTGATAATATGATGTTATATAGTCAAGACGATGATGATATATTATATTTTATACCAAACGATATATCTCCTGGTATGAATATATATAATTATAGTTGTATTGACATAACAGGAACTAAAAGAATTGAATATGATTTGGATGATAATTTCTTAACATTTCTTCCTGAAAAAATACAATCAAATCATGCTATATATTTTGTATTAAATGAGCCAGAGTTTGTTCAAAATATAAAATCATATGGTTATATTCGGGCACATACAATTTATGATTCCTACAAAGAGCATTTAATAGAGAATAATGTAGATATTTCTTATCACGATTATTTTTTCACAACACAATTCTATCATTTAACTAGTTTATCTTTATGGAAAAATATCGCCGGAGTTAGTAAGGCGTCTAGACGTGTTAGAGAGCAGTTTTTTGATGAAGAGCAATTTAATAAAGATTGCATTTTTAAAATATTCGATTATTATATAGACTTTATGAAAAATTTTAACATACCAAAACAATTGAATGACATAAAATTTAAAAAGGGAGCCGAATTAATCACTACATTTAAAAATTTGTATATCAATGTAAGTACTTTATAATGAAAATCGCTATCTTATGCTTTGGGCAGCCTAGATTTTTAGATCTAACACATGAATATATTAAACAGGAATTTGATATACCTGGTCATGATGTTGATTTCTTCTTTCATGTATGGAAAGGTGTAGGGTATAATCCTGAAGATTCAATTAACAGTACATATGATATAGTACCAGATTTAGATAATATAATTCAAAGCTTTAATCCGAAGATATGGGTTACGGAGGATTATAATTCTACAGGTTGTCATATTATGTTTGAAAAACATAAGAAGTGGCGATGGAAAAAACAACCTTCACTAGTAAATTTGTGCGATGCTTGGAGTCTTATGAATGAATTTGTTTCCTATAACAGAGATACTCCTATACCTAGTTCTAAACGGTTGGAATATTTCTTCGGACAACATTATAGTATACAAAAATGTTTTAGTTTAATAGAACAGTATGAAGAGCTGAATAATTTTAAATATGATATTGTAATAAAAATTAGAACAGACATAGTTTATAGAACACCTAATTTATATAAATCTCAAGAGGTGTATAATCTGCATAAAGTAGATCATTATACAGATTTTCCTATGGATATTCCCGCTATCAATGTTAAGGGATTACGTATTAATAGATTACAGATAAAAGAGAATAAATGGAAAGGTGAAGATATATCATGTTTTTATAAAGGAAAATATAGTTTACCGGATGAAGATTATGCTTCGAAGAAGAAAGCTATTAAATTTGGTTTAAATACTCGATTGTGTTTTAACGACTGGACTATTATCGCTAATCGTGCAGCAGCTCATTATTATTTTGGGAGATGGTTTGAGACATATTTAATAACTTATGGAGAGGATTTATTGTATCGTAAAGATAGATATTGGTATAAAAGTCAATCTGATCATACCCTTCAAGGTCATATAGCTTTATATAATGATATTAAAGTTAATAGAGTCAATAGACGAGATATGAAACTCATTAGAGAAGATAAACTTGAAGGGGAAAAATCTAAAGATAGTTTAGCTAATAAAGCTGTAGTACCGGCAAATAATGAAATAGATCTTGATAGTTGGATATGGAATAGATGGAAACCGAAAACGAAGCAAAAAAAATAAAACTCGCTATTTTATTATATGGTCAGCCTCGGTTTTTTGAGTATACATATAAAAATATACAAGAGGCATATACTATAGACGGATGTGAAACTGATTTTTTCGCTCATTTCTGGGAAGATGTCGGGTTTCACCCTGGGGATGATTATACAGATACATATGTAAACACTAAAGATAAAGTAAAAGAATGTCTCATAGATTTAGGGGCAAAAAATTATATACAAGAAGATTATACTGAATTAGATCTTTTTAGTGATGCACAAAAGATAGTTTATGGATTTTTAACTCAGTCTCGAATACGTTCAATTAATAATACACGGGGTCGATATCATTATGGACAACATTTAAGTTTATATAAATGTTTTTCTTTAATGGAGAAATTTGAACGTCGGAAGAATTTTAAGTATGATATTGTTATAAAGGTTCGCAGTGATTGGATTTATTCACCTAGTGATTCTATTACAAAATATAAAACATATATTGAAAAATTAGTCGATACTAATAGTAAGAGACTTACAACTCTTAGCCTTAAAAAATATGACCTACACACAAACACAGAACATCATTTAACTAATTTAAACTGTAAAAAATCCGATCTACACGGATGTATAGTATCTATATCGGATATTTTTATTAATTGTAACAGAAGTGCGGCGAAGTATGTTTTTAAAGATTGGTTGTTTTATTATAATTATCTTCAATGTATATATACCTATAATACTAGTTCTATGAAAAATGTATTTGAAGAAAAAGAAAAAACATATAATAAGACTAATCAAATTTTAGGAGATATTTGTATGCTAAATGATATTGAAGCTTATAAGCATTCAAAATCAAGTATAAAAATCCATCGACTTATGTTAAAGGATAAATGTAAGAAAAAATGGGTCAACTCTAGGCGCCGTATAGTTTTACCAGATTTGAATTGTAATATATCAGAATATATTGAACAAGCATTACATGAAAATAAATGATATAATAGTCCCTAAAGCTCCTAAATGGGAGTCTCATAGAACAGAAGGAGAAGTCATTGGTCCATGTAAAACACGAAAAGATATAGGGGCATTATGTCAAAAATTAGGTTGTAACAAGCGTGGTGTTGAGTTAGGTGTTGCAAAAGGTAGCTTTACATTTCAAGTACATAAGTATTTTGATCAATTTTGGAGCATTGATAGCTGGTGTGATGAGCGACATGATACTAAACAATATGAGCGGTTTAAACGTAAGATAGTCCGTAAAAAAATTACAAATATTAATGTAGTTCGATCTGATTTTAATACGGTAGTTAAAACGTTTGATGATCATTTTTTTGATTTTATTTATATTGATGGATATGCTAAAGCTCATCATCAATTACGACTTAATTTAAATAATTGGTTTATTAAACTAACTCCAGGAGGTATTTTTTCAGGTCATGATTGGCAATATCCACATGTACAGGAGATTATTAATGAGCTTGCAAGTGATAAAAAATTAAATTTAAATGTTACCGGTGAACGGCATTATGGTTCGTCTGGTAGAATAAACACGGAAGGTCCTACATGGTGGTTCAAAACATGAAAATTGCTATTTTACTACATGGTCAGCCTCGGCTTTTCGAATATACTTATAAGCGAATAAAAGAAGAGTTTAATTTACCTGGTGTAGAGTTTGATTTTTTTGCTCATTTTTGGCATAAAATAGGATATTCTCCTATGAGCACTGAGTCTGATAGTATAGATTCAATTTCTTTATTGGAACAGTTAAATATAAAAAAATATTTAATTACTAATTATGACAAATTAGATAATATTGCTGCTTCAAATGAAGTTGTTAGAGCTCTCGCTAAAGGTAGTATATCAATAAAACCATTTAATCCCGATAATAGATATCATTACGGTCAATATGTTAGTTTATTAGAAGCCTTTAATTTAATGGAGCAATATGAACGAGATAATGATATAGAATATGATATTGTTATAAAGGTTCGTAGTGACTGGGTATATAAAGATAAAAGTTGTTATGCATCAGAGTTAGATTATCTTACGGCAAAGAAAGAAAATTATCTTTTCTCTGATGTGAGTAAAAAAATTATAAAAACAATATATGTAAATAAGAAAATTTATAATAATAAAGAATATGTAAGGAGCTTTGACCCATGTATTATAGCAACACGTTCTGCAGCGTCTTGTTTTTTTAAATATTGGTTCTTATCTAACCTTAACTCTTTAATTAAAGATGTTTTGAACCCTATAGATATTAAATTACATGTAAAGCATGATTTTATGGTCGGAGAAATTGCTAATTTATTTGATATACAAGTCGAAGAAATTATCTTAAATTATGGTATTGGTAGATGTCATAGAGTAGTTAATTTTGAAGATTGTAAGCGATTTTGGATTACAGATGATAAGAATATATCTATTATATTACCCACTTTGCAGTGTAATATTGAAGAGGAAATACAAAAGCAATTATTAATAATAAACCAAAGGAAATCAAAATGAGAATAGCAGTTTTATTATATGGACAACCTCGATTTTTTGAGCAAACATGGCAATATTTAAAAGAAGAGTTTAATTTACCCGGTGTAGAGTTTGACTTTTTTGTTCATTTTTGGGAAGGTGTAGGGTTCTCACCGAAAGACGATAAACAATTACGATATATTGACAATACTAGTTTAGTTAAAGATAGATTAACTAAATTAAACGTTAAAAAACAGTTGATTGAAGACTATAAACGTTTAGATGTCTTGTGCAAAACGTTTAATACTGTTCATAAATTTTTGTTAAAGGGTAGTTTTAAAGAAGTATCTAATCCATTAGGGTATCGATATTATCTAGGTCAATATGTTAGCGTGTATAACGCTCATTGCCTAATGGAGGAATATGAGGCTGAAAATAACTTTAAATATGACGTCGTAGTTAAGGCTCGTTCTGATTTTATTTATAAAGATCGTCGATTTTATAAATCAGACGAAGAATATTTAGCTGCTAAGCGAGAAAATTATGTTGATGATTTTGAAGAAAATAAAAATAAAAGATTCGCTAAGACTATTGATATAATTTATAAAAAATGGCTTCCGTACAATGATCCTCCGCAGTGGATAACATTTAAAAAAATTGATTATTTTAAAAAAGATTGTATGATACAAAAACGAGATAGATATAATATCTTAAGAATGGGAGATGTAAATATAGCGATTAATAGATTAGCGTCAGATTGCTTTTTTAAGTATTTTTTTACTGCCACTTTTTGTACGTTAGCTAATGATATACATAATCATAATACAGATCAATTATTAATATACAAAAGACATGATGCTATGTTCGGGGATATTGCTATATTATTTGACATAGAAGTTAAAAGAATTAAGAGATGTAGATATTTTAGGGTAGCGTATTTAAATAGTTGTAAGGAAACTTGGTTGAGAAATAAACATGGCACTATAGTTATAGGTGATTTAAATTCAGACATATATAACGAAATAGAAGTACAATTAAATCGTAACAAATGGATTCTTAAATATGGGGTGTAAAATATTTTATAACGATGAAGTAATAAATCCTAAAAAGGAAATCGTACCGATATATGATGATAATTTAGATATACAGGTTGAAAAACGATATTATAGTAGTACAAATCAAATAGGTTTAACTGGTCCTGAACAATACTTGTTCGAAAAAAAGTGTTTAACTTTATTGGAACAAAATTATGAAGATTTGTATAATGTAAATTTTTATCCTTTCCCTAGAATTATAAAAGATGACCCTACAGAGCCAAAACTATGGTTAAATTTTTGTGGTAATACAATTAAAAACATGTATCATAGTACATTGTTACAACAATCTCACAGTGAGTATAATAATCTATTAGATAATATTAATGATCAAATAAAAAATATTCTTTATAATTTAAAAAAGAATAATATTTATCATTTAGACGTAAAACAATCAAATGTTTGCGTGAATAAGGCAGGATATATTTCTCTTATAGATTTTGGTATTGGGTTTATTGATTCCGCTGAGTCAGTTGAATACGTTTATCTAAATCAAAAACGAAAACGAGATAGACAACATTGGTTTGATGATAAATTAGTTACCGATTTTAATGTTATTGTTAGTCATCTTAAAAGACCGGTTATTACTGCCGTGATGCCATGTTATGGTCGTCCAAATGGAGCTAGAAGACAAATTTTAAATATTTGTAAGCAAAATATTAATAGTTGGGAAGCTTTTATAGTAGGAGATTATTGTGAACTATTTGAAAAAGAAGTCTTAACGAATGTTGAGGTTAATAAAAACTTAAACAGAGCCAGAAGACGTGGTAATATAATACATTCAAGTAAGCAATGGGGGGAAAGTGTGCTACCTATACCTCATTTTTTTAATAGATCGAAACGATCCGGTCCATATGGTTATAAAGAATATCCTATATTAGGAAAACCAGGAAAGTGGGGAACCGGTATTATAAATTTTGCACGTAAATATGCTATAGGAGAATATTTTATATGGCTCAGTGATGATGATATTATAACTAAAAATCATTTTGAAAATTATCTTTCTTATATTAAAGATACTGATTATGATATGATTATTTTTGATGATTATGTCGGTGAGGAGCGAAAACGCCGCGGCTGTCGAAAAAGTAAAACGTACATTCGGTCTAAAGGCCAGAAAAAAAATGAGAATGATGGTATTTTGCCAGGGAGTGTAGGTCATAGTAATGTAATTGTTAGGACTGATTTTTTAAAAACGAGACCAGAAACTACTCGAGAACGCAAACATCATGATTTTTATATGGTAAGCGATATAATAAATTCAGGAGGTAAATATAAAATTGTACATGATAATCAGTGTACATATTGGGCCAAGTACGATGGTAGATTTGATGATTGGGATGGGCAACGCGAGGGTGTGTACCTCGGTAACCGGTAAAAATGTCTAAAGTTATATATACTATTTGTAGTTATGATGATGAACATTCTGATATAGTAAATGGCTGTATTAATAGCTCTCTTGTAACTATAAAAAGATATGCCGATTTTCATGGTGCTGATTTAAAAATTATAAAGGATATACCCGACGAGGTTACTAACTTACTTAACGATATATCTATTGTTTATAATAAAAAAATAAATCATGAATATAAAGCATGGAATACAAAATTTTTCTTAATACATGAATTTTATAAAAGTAATTATGATAAGATGATTTATATTGATTGTGATCATTTTATTAAAAATTATAATATTGATGTATTTAAATATGACGAGTGTTTTAATATAAAAAGAAAAATTCAGAAACCCGATAAAACAGTTCACGATCCTATTAAACTATGTAAGCAATTTTTAGATAAAGATATTAATATGTATTTTAATGCTAGTTTTATCTATTTAACAAAAAATTATAAATATAATTTAGCTGAAATATTGAATTTTAATGATATATATAATTTATGGAAATTAGATATTGGATTTTTGAGAGAAGAGTGTAGTTTAGCATATTTAATGCATACACATAATATACAAAAACATATAGATTTTGAATTAGCGGATAATTTATATATTTACAGTAAAAATAATAAGAAAAATATTGGATTATATACAGGAATACCTGGTCGAACCGGTAAAATGAAATATGATTTTTTAAAAAATGTAATACTCAGTGATCATTCGTTTGATTATTCCTTAGCGCTACAAAACTGGCGTGATGCTCAAAAAAAATAACTATGTCAGAGTGTAATATTGCTATTTGTTTAAGCGGAGAACCTAGATTGAGTAATTTAGCAAGTCAGAGTATTAAAAAATTAAAAGCCTTTTGTTATAAACAATATGGAACAGATGTTAATATTGATGTATTTTATCATTTCTGGGATTCTGTAACAGAAAATATTTATAAGCAATATAAATATGACTTTAACAGTCATAATGTTAAGGTAAAATATATAAATTCAAATGATTTAGAAAATGAGTTTGAGCCTACTATAGGTATATGTGAAAGTAAAGAAGAATTAAATGATCCAATAAATAAAAGTTTTAATTATATTCATAGTTTCTTAACTAAAGACTTTGTTATCAAACCAACGTATTTTAAACGATGGTGTCCCTATTTTAAAGATTTAAAGGTATTTAGTGACATAGTAAAACACACTAATATACCTACTTTATCACAAGTAATAAGCTTATGTAAATGTCAATTATTAAGACTTAAACATGAAAAAAAACATAATATAAAATATGATCTAATTATTAGAACTAGATCTGATATAGAAATAAAATTACCTGAATGTAATATTATGTCATATTGTCGTCGCCCAAAAATGAGAATGCTAATACAATTTCCATTTGGTAATATAGATATTAAATATCATAATGATCCATTATTCTATTATACAAGATATGTGGATCTCCATTTTCAGTGTTGTTTTTTCCTTTCGACATCACACGTTTTAGTTGAGGATATTTTTGATAATTATGTAGAAAAAATATATAAACAGATGTTCTCAATCGATAAACAAAGTGATCGTTTAGGGTTATTGACAGATCATCAGGTAATACCTCAATTTTTCGCAAGTCAAGGATGTAAGTTTAAAATCCCATTAGAGGGATTTGATTATCGTTTATCACATTAATCTATAAATAATTATATCGATATGGTAATATTAAACGAAGGTTGTTCACATTCTGCACAGTCGCTAACCGACGAAGAAAGAAGATTTCATGGAAGCAGAACATCTTATTGTGATTTTTTACCGGGCCAAGTATATAATATTGCTAAACCAGGGACTGGCATTGGGGCCAATCGTATTCAGAAATTTGTAAAGATGGCCAAGCTTGGTGGTTTAAGTAAAGAGTTAACATATTTAATTTTTCAAGTACCAAGCCCGTCTCGCCAAACTCTATATTTAAATTTAACCGATGAAGAATTCTTTAAGGCTCCGATGAATTATTGGACTAGTAAGGCGGCTAGACACTTAAGAGGTCTTATGAAAGAGTCCCGGTCACAGGAACAGGATCTGTTGACCCCGCTCAGGTTCGACCAAGACGGAGGTCGGAACACTCAAGATTATTTTGGCTCTAAGAGAAGCGATTTACATTTTGTTGATGTTAGTGAAATTGATCCAGACGAGTATAATAAATTACTAGAATCTAATGAATTTTTCCAAGATTGTCTGTCAAACGGTACATCTAAATTTACATATGATAATTTTTCATGGACTCATATTAAAAATAACCTTCGTATACCAGCTACTTTGTGGAGTACTTTAAGAGCACATACTGCTTCATCAATTAATTCACTTATTATGGATATATTTGAATCGCAAGACAAATATTTTAAAAAAGCAATACACGAATTAGATAGAGCGGTTTGTTCAGTTAAAGAACAATGGCCTAATATAAAAATTATATTCTTACGCTATGAAGAAAGCGGCATGCCGTTAATTTATGAGTTTTGTAAATCGTTTTATAAAAAAGACGTATCAGATTATTGTAATAAAAATGATATAACATACATAAATGAAAAAGACTTTAATACAGAGTGGTTCCGTTTAAATAATCTTACGAACGATGCTCGACATCCTAATGATGAAGGAGCAAAATTAATAGCAGAAAAAATTAAACAGGTTTTATGAAAAAAATATTATTAAAAATACGGTTAAAGATTGCGGCTTTAAGACAATGGTATTTAAAAAAATATCGTAAAAAAAGATTTGATTCTGGTAATAATTACCCTTTTATGTAATTCGAGGGAATGAATTATATTTTTACGCAATATATAACACCATATGGTGGAAAACATCATCCCGGTATTAATATACTTTTAGACTCTATACAGTCATTAAATGATGATACAATAAGAGTAATCTTATTTTACCATGGGTATGATGATAATCTATTTCACAAACATAAAGACTTCCTTACAATTGTAGACGTTAATAATAGATCTAAATGGCTTCCAGTTATGTTTCCGTCAATTCAACGATGGTATTTATATAGAAACTATATTGAACAAAATATATATAGATTTAATAACAATGATAAATTTTTTCATTGTGATAGTGAAAATACAATTTTCCAAAAAAATATTTTTAATGAAATAGAAAACGAAAACAAAACAGTGTTCTTTACAGAGCAAGACGAATTTACTCTTAAATCTGATGCTACTAATCTAAAACAGCAACAAAATCTCCATAATCAAATAACAAAGTCAAAATACGTACCTCAACTCATACAAAACATATCACATAATAATATCATATGTAGTGGTACCATATATTTTGATACATTAACCAATTTCATCCACTTTTTATCTACATATACAGCATATCAAATCGTATGTATGAATAATAACAGTAAATTTAAAAGAAGTGTTTATAGGAGAATGGGAGAAGTAACTGATCAAGGTGTAATTAATAGTCTTGTCTATAATGAACCACACCCTCAATTTAAAATTCTTAAGAATAATTATTTGAAATTAGTATGTGCAATGTCGCTAATGTCGAAATGTAATGAACAATATGATATTGAAATAAAAAATAATAAAATTTATATTAATAATATTATTCCATGTGTTATACATCAATATCATAAATTTGAAAAAATTACTAATTTTTTAGAAACTATTAGCTTTTTATATAAAATGTATCTGGTGACAGAGGCGTCAGGCACCCGGTCTAGACCCTGAATAACGGAAGAAGACTCTATGAAAGAGCGCGCCTCGTCGTTTCCCTTTGAAATAGAATTTCTTTATATTGATCAGTTAAACTCATATCACAATCTGCTAATACTCTAACATGCGGTCGATTTAAAATAAATGATTTAGTATGCTCATTAGCAATTTTTATATATCGATTAGGAATAATCATTTCATTATAATATTCAAATCCTAATTCAGCTCCTCTCATACCATTTAAACCTAAAACCTCTCCACATACAAGCTCACCGGCCGCCCAATTATTATCTATACCGTTTTCTATAAGAAAACGTTTAGATTTTTTAATCATATATATTATAGTATTAATATATTCTTTCATACACAATAACATTTCTGGACCAGATCCTAATATGACCCAATCCTTCATGTGTAAATATTGAGTTGTAGGATTATACTTATTAGATTGATTTGCCGATGATTCTAGAGCTTTTGAATTTTTACCTATATCATCTATAGATTTATGTGGGTTATCTGCAGATATTTCGTCATTTGCACATGAAAAACTATTATAGTATACTCTTTTTATTGGACCATAGTCTGGTTCACTGTCATGGGACATGTCCTCCGACTCACATGATCCTTCCCAAACTTGTAAATCTCCTGGCCTACAGAAAATTCCCTTTTCTTTCTTATATAATCTATTATAAAATAATCGCTTATCGTTTATATATTGTTTTTTATTTTTATATATGTCTGGTGTAACAAATAATACATCTGTTCTTAATCTAAAAATATAATCATATTCTTCTCCTTCCCCCTCTATTAATTTTGCTCCTTCTTGTAATGATATAAATTGACCAAGATAGTAATCTAAATTTCGTGGTTCAGTAATTTCAAAAATAGTTTTATAAAGACGTTCTTTGTGTCTCTGTATATCAGGGTTATCACCATGGGCCTTTATCTGTTGAAAAGGGTGGCTAGCCATATCTGGAGTCCCAGGCGGCGGAGCATTATTAAGAATATCGTCTAGAGACATAGAACTAGTATCTAATATTGGGTCCCTAGGTGAAATTGACCCGGCGATTCTTTCTTCCCCTGGTAATTCAGAAGATTTGCCAGTGTAATAGTTTAAACTTGTATCAAAAAATCTATTTATGTCTTTTTTATTTTTTTGTACCACCTTAAATACTTCTTTACAAGCTTCCTCTAATATAGAATAATTAGTAAAGGAATATTTTTTTGGCTTATATGCAGCTACTATCTTTTTTTTATCACTATCAGTTAATTCATATTCCGGATCGTCACTATGATATGCTATTTTGTCCCAAAAGTGGAAGTAATAATCTGTAGTACTATTTTCAAAAGTAGTCTCTTGTATAATACTCTTGTATCTTAAATCCCAAAACCTAGGTTGTCCGAATAATAATACCGCTATTTTCATTTTGAACTAGTTCTAAATCCAGCTAAGTTGCCCCAATCGTGCTTTTCGTATTTGCAGTCTTTATTTATTATTTTTAATAAATTTTTATGTTCAGGATGTTTTTTATCAAAAATATTATGTTCGTTAAACTGTTCCTCTTTAAATGTACCCCAGTTAAATATTCTTGATGTGTAGGAATCAAAATTATATCGTTTAGCTATTTTAATAAATTCAGGTATGCTCTTATAATTGTTTTTTTGTACACACATATCTAATCTAACCCATGGTAAACAAAGAGATTTTATAAAAGTTAAATTTTTCATTAACCGATTCCAATCTCCCCCTACTCTAACTTTATCATAATGCTCTTTTATACCACCATCTAAACTAATAATAGTCTTTACGCTTAATTTATGTATATTTTTTAATTTTGCCCATCTCTGTTCATCCCATAATACTCCATTTGTTTGTAGCATTAATGAGATTTTCGGGTTGAGCCGTGGGTTAATTTTTTTCATTAGCTCAAAAAACGACGGTGACCCAAACGGATCGCCTGAACCTGTTATATTAAGAGTAACGTCATGAGGTTTACTATGAATCATTTCTAATAGTTTATCGTTAATTTTTAATACTTGTTTGTATTGTCGTGGAAAGTTTTTTTCGTTATAAAATATTTTCTGCTTTCTGCAACTAGGGCATTCTAAATTACAAGACCTATCATAACATAGATTAATAGTAGAAGGTAGATCAGATATATCTAGATTCATTTCTACAATTGTCTTTAATTTTTCACCATGGTATCCATTTAATATGTCAGCACGCTTTGGTAAGGTTTTATTTTGAATCATAGGACACTCCTCACTACTACACATACTAAAAGAACCATCCAGAATTGTTCGCCTGAACGCTCTACTAGGTTCACTATTCCATTCTTTAGCGAAATTTAATTCGGGAGTGATTTCTCCTATTTTGTTCATTTTAACCCACCTTGGACAACAATTATATAAACCTTTTTCCTGTATTTCTAGAAAAGTCCATGGCCGGTCACAAAACCTAGTTGCAAGATCATTTGACATGTATAATTAATTACAAGAACGAACACATATTTCAATAGTAATTATGACTGCAACTAAAACTAAAACTAAAACTAAGAAGGCTCCGGCGAAGACCACTACTCGAGCTAGCTCGAACGAAACTTCAGCGGATATGGAGATGGTAGACCCACTTGCTGATGAGATGTTTGAAAATGTAGATATATTTTTTAATGGGGCTTCATATAAGCCTGCAAAAAAGGATATACAAGAAATTTCATTTTTGGACACTACAACAATCCAGGCAAAAGTTAAACCTAATCTTTCAGTTTTTTGGAATCCTTTAATCTGGGATTGGACTAAAGTACCTGATAAGGAAGCATATGAAATAAAATATAAGCGGAAGTGTCAAGCTATTTATTTCAAGGAAAAGGTTTTTCTTGTAGAGAAATCAAAAATCAAGAAAGGTATTGTTAATGATGACTTTGTTGATACTGCCGAGCTTCCGATTGGTATTGTTGTTTATTGGGCCGCCGAAGCTGAGACATGGGAAATGTTAGGGTATAAGGAAACACTTTTACGCTAATGTTTTTTAATGTTAGATACATTATTTGATAAAATATATGTAGTCTGGGGCAAGGATCCAGTTCGTAGAGAATATATGGAGGAGCATCTACGAGCATGTAATATTGAAAATTATAAATTTGTTCGTAGTATTACTCCAGACGATTTATTTATTAAAGGGAAGGGCAAACGAAGAAAACTTAGATTTAAAAAATTATGGGATGTAGAAACATTAGCCCCTCCAGATGTACTTAAACCTAATGTAAAAGGTTCTCCATACCCGATGTCTTTAGCAGAGATATGCTGTACATATGGACATCTTAAAGCATGTAAAACAGCAGTTAAAGACAAAGTAAATAACTTTCTTGTTATAGAAGATGATGCTGTGTTAAATATTGATTTGTGTAATAATGCTTTAGATTGGAAAGAATATATTCCACCTAATTGGGATGTTCTTCACTTTCATTCTTGGCGACCTTTTGATAGTAAAAGAGAGCCTGAGTTAGCTAAAAAAAGAAGTCAAGTTAATGAGTATTTTTATACCGGGTTTAAAGAATATAGTGGCGCAGTTTGTTACGCTCTTACTGCTAATATTGCTAAGCAATTATTAACTCGATTTTATCCTATTATACTTATCTCAGACGGTATCATTGGTACTTTAAGTAGAACAGTTTTTGCTAGAAAATATTATAAAGCATATGTTTTTCATCCGTTTTTGTCTGAGGGCACTTTATTTGAAAGTCAAATTGACTCTGAAATACCACTTAGTAAAAAATTTATGACAAGAACTCAGCGCTATAAAATAGGAAACTTTAACCCTAATGTATTATAAAATTAAATTTATTATCAGTAATAATTTTATTAGTGTTCTCTCTGTCTTCGTTAAACATGCTATATAGGTCGGTATGTTTGTTTGGATTTTTTAATCTATGTATTAATGCTTCAGTCCATTTAAAATGATATACTTTAAAATTTGTATCATATCGCCGATGCGTCACACAGTCTAACCAATATTCTGGATCGTCGCGTTTTATTTTATCACTAACAAACACCGGGCGGTTCTGTTTAGCGTTCCAGAATATGTCATGGTGTCCTATTCGTAATTCTAATTTAGCTTTTGATAGTAAAATTTTTGTCCAAGCAGCGCCTACAAAGTATCTTGTAATACTAACTCCTTTTGGAAATTGATCAAATAGATCTTCTGGGTACTCTACTTTTCGTAACACACGGTCGTTAGCAACTCTATCTTCAAATTCACCTCGTAAGGCATAATAATTATTTTTTTCTAAAAATTCAGCACAGTGCGGTATGTTATCAAAGTGTCCATATTCCATAAATTCATCTGGATCTGGAAACAGAATCCAATCTTCTTTATTGATCGTTTCTTGCCATTTTAATAAAAATATATTTGCTGGCAATATATCATATTTTTTTGAAATTAAATCTAGGTTCGGTATGCCGTGCTCGGAATTTATTTCTCGAAACTCTTCCAAGTTTTCTTTATAATTGGCTACACCGCAAGGTATAATAGTAAAATTTTTACAATTAACTCCTAATTGTTTATAATAATCTATAAAATGTTTATATAGATTTAAATCTGGGTATTCAATTTCATCCAAACTTAACATTGAAAATAAATGTATCTTCATGTTGACATGTTGATTATTTTTAAGGCTATTCTATAATACTTAATATGATTTTAAGAGATATCGATCTGTATGATGGAAATTTAATTCACAACCGGTTTGCTTATAAATATTTTCGAAGAAAGACTCTCCCGATCGGAAATATTATTGCGTTTCGAGCGCCAATGAAGGTAGAAACGGAGGGGATGATAGACAATGAAGACCTTCTTAACAATGATTTCATTTATTCTGACGACGCTGTTAATTTTTGTTGGGAGCTTCCTAATTTATGTCCTCTTGGTGCTGTTTTCTTTCAAAGATTATTCAATACGCAAATTGCGAACTTGTTATCAACGAAGTATCTCAAAGCTCCGATCGAAGTTGACGGGGATGACTTAATTGTACATAAAGAATTTGAACAGCATGGGATAATTCAACCAAAAGGTAAGTGTAGTGTTAGTATAACCTATTCGAAAGACAATGTTGCGATTGGTCACACTGCAATTAACGTGTTGGCTGGTCAAAAAGCACCGTCTTTTGCGTTTTCCACGAATTTAACCGACAATCAAGTGGAAGAATTCATGAAAATCGTGGTGGATTTGTACTATTCCATGACGGATGATGCGTTTATTGCGACAACGAAATTAACTGTGTGAGTCTTGGTACTATGTCCAAATTTTTTTTGCAAACCCCGGAGAAACCCCCGGTTTGGCGATTTCGGAATTTAGTTTTTCTGGTTCGTGTCTATGGTCCAAATTTTTTTTACAAAACTCGTATGAAAGTCATTTATTGAGTCTTAGACTGTCTGTATTATGAAGCAAGCGAATAATTTTTTTGATTTTGTAACTAATATTTTATTTGAACGGGATAAAATTGATATAGATGTTACATCAGCACAGATTTATTCTCCATATATAGTGAACAGGTATGTGACGTTTGCTAATACTCGATTTGTTCCGTTAATAAACAATAGTGTTAATATGTATGGGTCAGCCTTTAGTATAAATGTTGATCATTATAATTTTTTACATTGTTTAATTCCAAAAACAAAAAGAAAATATATTAATTATACTAAAAAAATAAAAAGAGATAAAACTACATATGAAAGGGTATGTAACCAATATGAACTGTCACAACGTGAAGTGGATTTGTATTCAGAAACATTTAAGATAAATATTAAAAAGTATGAATGAGAAACAGTTAAAGCAAAAATATGAACAAGGGTTAGATAAGTTGGACCTGACTGATAGTGAGCGCGAGGCTTTTGATCATGATGCAAAGCGTAGCTTAATTGATTTAGATACGTATCAAGAGACTGATACATTTAGTCTTCAAGGATATAAATTGAGCAAAGTTATGGATGATATTGTTTTAGCACAATATGTAGATTTATCAAATGACGGTCGGTCTGTTATACGAAACGGTATACATATTCCACTGTCTCAAGTTAAGCGTACATGGCGGTTAGCAAGAGTTGTTCTTGTCGGTCCGCAATGTAAATATACGTCACCAGGTGATGTTGTTTGCTTTCCAGATGATAAAGGTATTAAGGTCGATAATCTCCGAGTAGTCGGTTATGATCAATCTTTAAGAGATTGTCTGTTTTTAAACGAGCAACGTTTTTTTGGTATTTGTCAGGACTTAGACGACGATGATAACCAGCCTAGCAAATCTTAAAGCTATATTATTAGATAAGGTGTGTGAGGTAAAGTTTGTAAGACGGAACCCTAAGCCTGGTCGACCCGCTACTAGACGAATGTTATGTACTAATAATGTACAGCTTTTAAATTCTGTGGAAGGTCGTACTACTTTAAATTATGTCCCACCGCGCGAAGCTCCGAATTATAATCCTAATCAAGAAAATTTAATTGTAGTTTGGGATATCTTAATGCAAGGTTATAGGACTATAAATTGTGATACAGTAGATTTAATTAGTACATTAGAATCAGATGAAACGTTTTGGGTATATTTAAATGAGAAAATCGCGCCAATGTCTGCAGGAGAGAAAATGGGATTTATGAATACATGACGTACGAAGATATTAATGACACATTAAAAAGGCTATTACTTACTA